GCGGCTCTTCTCAAAACTCCTCATCCCAGCAATCCCTAGCATCCCGCTCAAAATAACCCATAGAGCGTCGGTATCCAGCATGGGAGGTGGTTTTACTTCCTGCGGGACGATCTGCTCTGCCTGCATCCAAGTCCATGCCCAGACCAAAAGCGGGTAAAGAAGAAACTGATAGAACATCGCGCCAGCACCAACCCAACCGATAGCAGGCCTCCAGCCAGCAACGAACATATTCTGATTGGCAGCCTCGACCTTATTCACTTCCATTTGACCAAGATCAATCGCTTGGTCGATACGCTTTGCCTCAAGCTCAAGCTCCATGCGCTCCTTGTCGGATGTATGCAGGTCTCCGATGACCTTACCGACCGAATCAACGATGGAAGAAATTCCCAACAGGTTCATAGCTTGAGCGTCCTGTTTATCCAACCTAACAAGAACTTTATCTGGCTTCGATCTCGCGTCACAATGTCTCGATAACGAGCGATCTTTGCTAACGCGAAATAAGCCACGAAGAGCTCAGGATTAGCTTGGTTGAGGGCTGATATGGTCTTAGGCCCGATCACGCCGTCTGGGGCCGTTTTAACGCATATCTGGGCAAGTTTGATGGACACAGGAACGCCAGCATTAACAGCAAAGTTAAAGATGGACGAGGCTATAACGTCATGCGTTAAATCGTCGCCTTTGATCTTGTCCCAAAAATTCACTTTGTAGAAGTCTCGGACTAACTGTGTCGGAGGTGTTTCCTGGTAGTCGATATGCTGCCAGCCTTCCCACTTTGGGTGCATTTTGCGAGCAATACCCGCATAGGTCTGACCGCCACGATCTCCTTGGACTTCATGAAGAACGTAACCTCCCTCGTCCTCCATCATCTTGTCAAACGCTTGTTCAAAGTTAGCCAACGGCTTGACCTCTAAAGTATGCAGTCCCCTCAATAACCTCGACGAGCTCCGGAGGTAAGAGTAGACCATCTCTGAAACACAAGACGGCAAAGCCTGAGCACCAAGGAACAGGATTGTCCTCGATGTAAGAGAACTGACCGCCATCAGGATCGGCTAACATCCCCGTAGACACACCGTATCTACGTCCTCGGTAGTCACCCCATCCTTTGACCTCCAAGAGGTGGGTATGCCCTGAGACCGTAGAGATGCCTGCTTTTAGGGTGTTGTTGTAGCCTGAGTGGATTCCCGAATGTTGAAGTCTATGCTTAATCATGCAAATGTCATTAACCATGACTGACCAACTGACAGACCACTCCGGCAGATGATCCTTTAGAGTCGTGCCTTGGATGCCCTTGAACTCAGGAACAGATCCAGCTAATTTTTTATCAAAACGTATGTCGTGGTTGCCTGTGGTTCTATGCAAGAAAGTGCCTAGACCTTTACAAGCCTTGACGATCTGATCCATGTGCCACTGAACCGCTTCGAGTTCATCTCGTAGACTTGTGACTGGCTCCCAATCCATAGGGCCGTACTTGGAGATAGTTCCCCCGTCGAGAATATCTCCGTTTGCGATAATCGCTTTGGGTTTTAGGGTCTTGATGAGTTTTAAGAGGGCATTGAACCCCGCTGAGGGTTCACCAGGCATGAAGTGAGCGTCAGAAAATACGATCACATAACCTTCGGCCTCTAGCGTTGCTCGCCTACGATTCTCTGGTAAGGTAAAACGAGCGTCTTTTGTGGGTAGAAGGATGTTGTATTTCTTCTCGATTGCCCTTCGTCGCTCGTACACATTGCGAAGCGTAAGACCTATACGGTCTGAAATCTTCGTTGGGCTTCCTAGTTCTTTCCAGACTGCGATGAACTTTTCATCTTCTGCCTTTTTTCTCACGCCAAGCTCCGCGCTCTATGCTCTGGATCATCTTTCGCGGAATCACCAAAGACTGAGCAATTGCGTCGTCAGTAAGTGACTGACAAATTTTCACGCCCTGTTTGCTTTCTGCTAACAAAAATCCTATAGAGACAACAAGCGGGACTTGAAACTCCTTGGCTTTCTCTGGGCTATCACCCCAACCCAGAGTGTCGTGGCAGGCATCTTCCCAAACTACTTTAACTATTGGAAGATTGTGCTTCATTCTTCTTATCTTTTATGGCATGGAACCATTTCCAGACAAGCCAGCCGGACTGTAACACAATGTAGAGCAAGGTAGCAACTGCCACCCATTCATTCAAAGTCAGACCACCTACTGTTACCGCCGTTGTGATAACGACAGGAGGAGCAGCCTTAGCTGCTTCTACGATTACGTCTGACTTTTGTTCAGGAGTCATGATTAGAATGGGCTAGAAGTTGAGACAAGAACCCCTGAGTTGGTAAGCGTCCAAGGCCCGCCACCGTTAGCAACACTATTATCTTTGATCGTAGAAGATTGGCAAGTAAGCATCTTGGTTGTTGCATCAACAGTCAAAGGTTGCGTAGGAACCGTGGCCGTTGAAAACGATGATCCAAGATTAAAACGTAAGTTACTAATATTCCCAGTCAAAAAAGTGGTTGTTGATGCTCTCCCGCCAATTGACGGAATCCTTGTGCCGCTAGAAATAGTTCCAGAAAGTCCGCTAGAAGATGCTGTTTGGCTTGAACCTACAAACAACCTAGTAGTGCCTGCCGATACGCGCGACACAGCAATGTATGTCCATGTAGCAAGCGATATGGAGGATGATGAAGTTATCGCTGTTGAGCTTGGCGAAGTTGGGTAATTATTGCGTATAAAAACAGGTCGGCCTGAAGAGTCGATATAAAACTTTATTGTCTGCGAACTGGAGCTTCCGCTTCCGTAACCAAAATCAAGAATAGCCGCCGTTGTTAATGGATACGAATCTAAATAAACAAAGCACTCAATACTAAACTGCTGAGATCCTATGGCAAAAGATGTTGAGATGGGATATTCAAAGTACGAAGAACCGTCAAAGTCATACGAATATTCACCATCAACAATACCGCCACCGACCGCCGGTATGGTTCTGCCAGAACCAAATGCAGACAAGATAGGCATTATGCGTACCGCGTTTGGCTTGCAAAGACCGTGAACGAACCGCTACCAGTCTTGATAAGCGTATAGGTATAAACGTCTACGCTATTGGCGTTTCCAGCACTAGGCGCAGAACCGCCTGACCACTTAGGCGTAACGCTACTACCGTCTACCGTTAGGGCTGAGTTGTAGTAAGCCGTACTGCCTTGCGTTACTAAATGAGTCACTGTCACGCTCTGGCCTGTAGCCATGATGCTGTTAAGCGTCACCGAGCTAGACCCACGAATGTTCAACGTCCAATTTGTAGGCCCGGCGTTACTGGTGTAGTACAGGATGGACTGCGTAGATACGTCAAAGTTAACCGTACCTGTGGCTGCTGTTGCTGCAATCGTTACCGTCTCTGCTGCGGCAGAAAGTTTTAACTGCATCGTTGTACCGCTAACACCAAGCGATAGCTGATTAGCAAACGATACGTTTTGAGAGGCGTCTATCGTAAGACCGTTAGTGCCGTTGGTCTGTAGCGTAAGGATGTTGGTGTTGTCAGCCGTAGAGACTATGCCTATGCCTGACGTGGCGTTGATGGTGTTAGCCATTTTGTGCTACCCAAGAAGTGGTTGCTTCATCCCATGCGTACATCTGACCGTCAGTCGGCATCGCTACCGGAGGTTCCCACTGAGCGTCTGCGTTAAGCGTCCAACTGGCAAAAGGCTGTGGTGGTACAAACGCATCAATGTCTGCTCGGTAGGTATACCCAATCCCTGCGTAGTTCTTACGCATGTTGCCGTTGTAAGAAGTCTGCTTCCACGTTCCACCGAGAATCTTCTCTAGATGAGCAGCGCCGATATGTTCTTTTTCAACACCGCTAGCATCAGAGGTGTCTTTGTTATCCACAACAACAACTTGAGTAACAATATTGTTCTCATCAATCTTTGCGAAGTGAGCCATTACGCCTCCAGCTTTAATCCAGTTAAGTCCATTTCTTCACCAACCACACCGACTGGGAAGGTGTTAAACGATAGTGAAATCCGAGTGTCATCGCCTTTGACTTCAGGAACCATGTGAGTCAGTGACGATGGAAACAGAATCAATCTTCCTGCATAAGCCTCAAACCACCAGGACTCAGAGTTGTATGCGTTCCACTCTGACGGTGGGAATTTGATTTGTTGCCACCCATCTTTATAAAAGAAAATCTTGTCATCAGGGTTTGTCTGCACATAAAACACGCCTGAGATATAGCTGTTGGGATGTGCGTGTTTGTGATGGTATTGCCCTGGCTCTGAGTAGTTACACCAGCTTTGGGTAACTCGTAGGCTTACGTTGTGCTTGGGATTGACTGTGTTTTTGAAGTAATCCGATACCGCATCTTCTATGAACGAACGAAGCGAGGTCAGCGCAGGGTCACGCAGTACAAAGTTATTTGTGCTTGTCGTGTTACCCATGTTGGGTCTTGTTGGCAGTTCTCGGATGAAGAACAGCTCCTCATCGCTCAGAGGTCTACCAAGCTCTGCAAAGCCTACAGGTGTGGGAAATAAGTTATGCAACTGCACGTTCAAATTCCTCACGGGCTACACCCATCTCTTTCAGTTGTTCGTCGGTGTAAATCGTAGGGATGCTGTCCTCAAACTCTCTGATCTTGTCAATGACCCAATACACTTCTTCTATGCTTGGGCATGGCCGTGGATCATCCCACCGAGTAAACACGTTGTTTGATATTTCCCACTTTGCACCTGGACGAAGCAAGTGCATGGCTGTATCGATTCCAAGAAATTTATAAACTTTTGTAGTCATGTTATTGATTGATTTTTATGATTACGATACCGGAGCCGCCGTTTGCGCCCGTACGATTGCTTCCAGTGTTACCAGGAGCGCCCCCGCCGCCACCACCAGTGTTATCTGTACCAGGAGTTGAAGTCGTTCCACCGCCAGTACCGCCGGCTCCGCCGCCTCCGCTTCCGCCTGCCCCGCCAGCACCACTATAGGAACCTCCGCCGCCGCCGCCAGCATAGGTTACTGAAGTACCAGTAATACTAGATGCCGTGCCGTTACCGCCCGCCCCTCCTAAATTACTAGTTGTGTTGCCACCAGTCGCTCCAGCACCGCCGCCACCTGACCCTCCATTGTTATTATTGGAAGATGATCCGCCGCTGTTTCCTTGGCTAGGTGTGGTACTAGGGGTATTGCCTGAGCCGCCTGCCCCAACATTTTGACCACCATTGCCACCGCCGCTTCCTCCAGAAGCGCCAAGATTGTTTGGTGAGGTGTTGTTACCTGTACCACCGCCACCGCCACCATAAGCCTTAAAAGTATTAGCACCTGCCCCAGAAGGACTTTCAGTAATTGGAGATCCTGCTATAGACGAATCGCCGCCAGAACCACCACGACCGCTTGATACGCCAGCCCCTGCTGCACCGATTGTAATTACATATTCTTGACCGCCCGTAAGAGTCAATCCTGTGCCAGTTCTAAAACCACCAGCACCACCACCACCACCACCTTTTTCAGCCGGTTGCGATCCACCACCGGCGCCACCACCCGCAACCACAAGATAGTCAACACTGGTAACACCTGTCGGGCATGTCCACTTAGTAGTGCCTTTGAATACAAAGACGGTTTGGCTAGGTACGGTGTACTTTAGGATGACGATACCGGAGCCGCCTTTGCCGCCTCTTGCGAATCCACTTCCATACCCCCCAAAACCACCTCCTCCGCCACCACCGCCGCCTAAACCATCAGTGCCAGCCGTTCCATCACTAGCAGGGACAGACGAAGAGTTTGCCCCACCTGCGCCACCGCCACCTGCGCCGCCTGATCCACCAGACGTACTTGCGTAGCCCCCTCCTCCGCCACCGCCAGCATAAGTAACAGATGCGCCTGTAATAGAAGAAGCAGCTCCTGCGCCTCCGGTCATTGAACTTCCGGCAGCTCCTGCGCCACCGCCCCCGCCTCCAGTGTAAGATGGTGCGCCAATCCCATTTCCACCACTATTCCCTTGAGATGGAGATGTGCTAGGGGTATTTCCAGCAGCCCCGCCGCCGCCTTCTCTTCCGCCTCCACCAGACCCTCCAGTTGTAGCTGCGTAACCACTTCCGTTATATCCAGCGCCTCTCCCACCACCGTTGCTAGTTATGGAAGAAAAAACAGAATTTGAACCTGCTATTCCCGCCCCGTTATTGCCACCGTTACCTCCACCACCAACAGTAACCGTATAATTACCATTGCCATCACCACCCGTGGTTGAAACAGCTAAACCTGTACCCGTTCTAAAACCACCAGCTCCACCACCCCCAGCAGCCCAGTTACCACCACCCCCACCACCAGCCACTACCAAATACTCAACCTCTGTCACCCCAGCAGGGCAGGTCCACGTTGAGGTAGCCGTAAAGGTTTGGACAACGGTGTAGCCACCACCTCCGCCGCCAGAGATGGTCTGCCCAATAAGCATTGACAAAATGCCTGTCATGACACGTTCCCTGAAACAACACACACCGTACCGGATATAAACAGAATTGTCGCAACACCTCTGGTTGCAAGCGTCATCGTCGCTTTGTCACTATCCGTTCCAGCGATATAAGCCGTTGTAATAGACATCGTAAGCGTGATAGATGACGATGAGTTGTTAAAGATCACAACCACATCACCTGCCGCGAAGGTTGAATTCGGCACTGTCTGACCTGCCGTCACCGACAACACCTTGCCAACATCACCTACTACTAACGTATTGGTTGCGTTGCTTGATATGGGTACGTTTCTAAAACCAACCGGGTTAGTACCATCCACCGTACAAGATGACAGGGTTCCAGAGCTAGGCGTACCTAATGCGCCACCAGGAGCAACGTAATCCGTACCTGCGCTAGCCGCTGAAATCGCTGTGCCGTTACCTTTCAAGACTCCCGTGATGGAAGTCGATAAGGTGATCGCAGGAGTTGTGCTTGCGTTGGCTACGCTTCCCGCTAGGCCATTGGCCGATACCACCGAAACTGTGGTTACCGTACCTGACCCAACAGACGAAAAGGCTAGCGTTCCGGCGCCGTCCGTTGTCAGTGCTTGCCCGTTAGTACCATCTGTACCGGGTAGCGTAAACGTCGTATTAGATGATGTGTTGGCAGACTGAAGCGTTGTCGTTCCCGTCCCGCTTGCATTGCCTTGAAGTTTAATCTTGCTCATAAATCACCCTAAAATCATCCAGGCTTGGCCTGTGCCTACAGTTACAGAATAACCTGCCGAAACCGTGACGGGAGACACAGATAACCCGTTGGTGTTTGATGAAATCGTGACGTTCTGCCCGATTGTAATCTGAGACTCTAGTATTGGGCCACCGCTACCACCACCGCTTGCAGTAGCCCAACTTAAATTTCCCGATCCGTCTGTACTTAAAAACTGACCGCCAGTCCCATAGTCAGTTGGGAACACGTAGGTTTGAGTGGATGTCGTTGCAGCGGCACTCGGCTCAATCCTCAGCGTCTTAGTTCCAGATCCGGAGTCAGTCGATTGCAACTCAAGATAACCGGATGTTCCCGCACCTGTATTAGCAGTTACTCGTGCATAACCAACGAATGCAGCCTGGCCAATATCAGAAAGCGTTGCAGTCGAGTTCTGAATCAGCTTCCCAGTCGTTCCGTCGAATCGAGCAATTGCGTTATCGGTAGCACTACCAGGGCCGGAAGCATCGCCTGCCGTTAAGGTTGCAAACTCAAGCGCAGTAGCACCTGAGTTAACCTTGAGATACTGATTAGCAGTCCCAATAGCCGTTAAGCCTGTACCACCATTAGAGACCCCTAGCGTTCCTGTAATGCCAGACGAAAGAGGTAAGCCCGTTGCATTGGTAAGAGTTGCGGCAGAAGGAGTCCCAAGATCGCCGTCATAAGTAACAACACCACCAGTCGTTCCTACTGTTAAACCAAGGGCAGTCGCAACGCCAGTACCTAAACCTGAGACACCAGTGCTTACTGGTAGCCCTGTGGCGTTGGTTAGCGTTCCTGAACTAGGCGTTCCTAACGCTCCGTTAAAAAGTACAGGGGCTCCCGCTGTTCCTACCGACTGACCAAGTGCCGTAGCAATCCCAGTACCAAGGTTTGCAAGGTTGGTGACGCTGTAATTGGTAGCGTTAGATAGATTGGCTGAAGATGGAGTTCCTAACGCACCACCAGGAGCTAAGTAATCCGTACCGGCAACCGCAGCACTAAGCACACCGGATGTAGCTTTTAATACGCCTGTGGTCGTTGCTGCCTTGATTGTTTTTCCGGTAGTCCCGTCAAACAATGCAATCTCATTGCTAACAGAGCTTGCAGGGCCAACTACATCACCAACACCTACAGCCGCACCATACTCTAGTGCTGTCCCACCGGAGTTAACCCTGAGAACCTGTCCAGCCGTTCCTAAAGCAGTTAACCCTGTACCGCCAGAAGTGATCGGTATGGCCGTACCTGAATAGGTAAGCGAGATATTTCCTGAACTCGTTACCGCAGAACCCGCTGTTAAGAATGCAGGGGGAGAGATGCCAACAGAAGTGACTGTACCGACCCCAGTAACAGAGCCCCACTTAACGCCTGTGGTTTGTGTTGAGTCAGCTATAAGAACCTGACCGTCTGCACCTACCGGAACGCGAACATTGTCTGTTCCTGTGTGAGCAATGACATCGCCCTTTGTTGTCGACGGGGCTAATGCGTCAAACGCTGATGTCTTATCAGACTGGCCTGTACCACCCGCTGAAATAGGAATAGATCCCGTCAACTTAGACGCGGCTAGAGAAGTTATCCAAGACGGGTTCGCATAAGATCCTGTCGTAACAACACCGTTGGTAACCGTCCCCGCATTACCAAGGATGTCGATATTCCAAGTGCCTGTCGCACCTGATCCCGATGTTGTGACAAAAGCGCCGGAAGATCCTACCGCTACACCTAACGCAGTTGCTACGTTCGTCCCCAGGCCTGTAACACCTGACAGGGGCATTCCTGAAGCATTGGTGAGGGTAATGCTCGATGGTGTGCCCATCGCGCCGTTAAACGTCGTAAAGGCTCCAGAAGAGCCTACGTTGTTAGCTAAAGCTGTAGCTACACCTGTACCCAATCCGGTTATGCCAGAAGTCGGAAGGCCAGTGGCATTAGTTAGATTGACAGCAGAAGGAGTGCCAAGGTCTGGCGTTGTTAGTGTCGGGGAAGATGCCCTTACAACATTACCTGTGCCGGTAGAGGCTTGGAACGATAAATTACCAGACCCATCCGTTTGCACAATCGAACTAGCAGCACCATCAGCAGAAGGAAGTACAAAGGTTGTGTTGGTGGAGATAGAGGCGGCAGCGCGTAACTCAACATAGTTAGAACCGTTGTCTGCATCCTCTCCGAGACGAACGCGACCTGCGTTAGCCGTTACACCCTGAACCGTTAAGACATCAGAAGAGGTAAACGAGTCGCCATCTAAGCCTGCCTGTTGATTCTTGAGCTGCGACATAAGCTCACGAATCGCGTTGTTGATGTTACTAGGGGCGCAGCCCTCAGCAATATCGATGCCATCAATATCGGTGTTGTTGCCTGGAGTTGAGGAGAACTCGGAAATCTTTGTCTTTGCCATGATTACTCCGCTAGCAACGATGGGGTTAAATAAGCCCCAGCGCCATACGCCCCTGCGCTTCTTGCGCCTACCGCAGTGCCGCCCATAATTTGACCGACCCTACGCTGTAAATCTGCCATCACGCTATCGTCCTGTAACGCCCTTCTAACAAGAGTTGGGTCTGTTTCAACCAAAATCTTTGCAACACGCTCACGATCAGGCTCGGAAAGATTTTGAGTTTTGCTACTCAGGATTTTACGGGTTACGTTCAATAAAGCGAAGGGATCTCCGCTCATAGCCGAAACCATCTCCTGAGCAGAAACGTTAGAACCAACTTTTTGAGCCTGTAACAGGCTAGGAGCAGTTTGAGATCCACCAAGAACCGAAGTGGCTGTTTTTTGAGATTGAGACGCAAGATCAATTTTCTTCATCAAGTCGGAAAGCGAATCTTGAGGGTACACAGACCTTAAGATTTTTGCTTCTTTGCTCTCAGGGTCTGCGAGCGTTGTCATTAAAGACTTGCGCTGCCCAGTTGTGAACTTGTTGCGGAATGAGTCCATAACGCCAGAGCGATATGCTTGTAATTGCTGTGCGTTTAGTCCCTGAACTTCCAAATCAACCTGGTCTGCACTTTTCGTAAGAGCTTTCCTGCCCTCGCCAAAAGCGTCTCTTGCTTGACGCAATGCAGCAGCACCTGCCCTGGCTTTGGCTAATGGCTGAGATGCTGCGTCCAGTGCCGTTTTGATGTTTAACTCAAGGTTTTTAAGGATCTCTCCATAAGACCCCTGCCCTGCTCGATAGGCTTGATCTGCCTCGTCGCGCAAAGCCCTTCTTGCAATCTCGAAATCTTCAAGTGTTGCGCCTTTATCAAACTTCACATTGCCATCAACAACCTCAAAAAAGTTTTTCTTACCTGTTTCTGCTCGGTAATTGCGGTTGATGTTTTCAACTACATTAGGAACTTTTTTGATTGCATCGCCAAAGGCTAGTGTTAGCTCAGGAGAGATGATCCCTCCTTGTTCAAAGGCTTGTTTGTATGCCTGGCGCTCTGCTGCTCTTGCAGCGTCATCAGTCATCTTCATGGAACGAAGCACACTCTTATTAACGCCAGGCGTTAAGCCTGCCTGCATCATGCTTTGAGCAGACTTTCTAAACGCTTCAGGTCGAACCGTTAATGCTTCTCTAAGAATATTGGAAGCAGAGCCACCCTGTGAGTACAGCGCACGAACCGCTGTTCTCAGCGTCTCGTTTTCTGCCATGATTTCGCCCTTAGCGATACGATCAACGATCTCATCTGTTGTCATGCCGCTAGTGCTTGCGAGCCTTTGGATTTCCGTTTCGACAGCCTTACTTCCTCGACCGCCTATGTTGCGCCTCGCCCAATCAACAACCTTGTCGGCAGTAAACCCAAGAGCCTCCATGCCCTTCTGAGCAATCGGACCTAGCGCAGCGCCTGTAACCGCTCCGGTAACCGCACCAGCTCCACGCTCTTGCATACCACCCTCAGCAGACGCAAATCCAGTTATACCACCTTGCGCTCCACTGAGCGCAGCAGCGCGTCCTAACGTCATTGGAATAGATGCGCCGCCAGTAAGCGGAGCGGTTAGTAAACCCATACCAGCCGCACCCATCAATTCAGCACCAGTTGATTCAACGGGCTGTGCTTGCTGGTAAGCCTTGATCTTTGTACGGATCTCGCTAAGAACCTCGTCGTACGGCCTTCCCGTCCATCGAGAAACAATCGCGGCCTCAGCCTCGTCAGATGCTCCCATCGTAAAACCTTGGGCGGCAGTACGAAGTCTTTGCGTAGGAGGCTCCTTTTGAGCCTGCATTAGTGCCGCCTGATACGCTTGCTCGTCCGTAAGTTCTTGCTCGGACTCTACGCGAAACCGACCTTGGCCTGGAATCTCGACGCTGTAGGTTTTCATTAGCGTTCCCTAGTAACTCTTACGCCTGGAGGCAAGGTGCTCGGCTTTTTCTTTTCTTGTTGCGGCTCCGGTTTAATTGCCGACAAATCAAACGGAGATATTTTTCTTCCAGGAAGCGCTCTGCCGCCCTCATATTCTTCCAGCGACGATCTAATGCTATTGAAGTCATCAATGACCTGATTGTTTCGCTTGATAAGCATCTCAGCAATTCTTGCTCGGCTATTCGGGTCATCAATGATCTTGGGGAATGAGTCATAAAGAATTGCCGACTCTTCTTTGGAGAACCCTTTAGCACCGCCCATAGCGCCCATAAAGTCAAGTACAAGCTGGTTGGCAGTCGCTTGCGATGTTCTTGTGTTGGC